ATTTAGACATTCAAATCTATCTACACAGATCGATGCTACAGAAGATTCTATTATTAGTAATATTACAACAATTAAATTACATCGTGAAATTGAAGTAGAATATAATTCAAACTCAACATATACAGTTTATTTAGGTAATCCTATCTATAATTCAACTGTACCAGAGCAATCTATAACTTCTACTGGATTTTATATTCAAGGCAATCCAAATGTAATGTATCTTGAAGATTTTCCAACAACAGCAACTGAGGGTGTATTAAAGATGTACTACTTTGCTGATGATATTAAGACATATTTCAGAACATTTGGTAATATTGACTATGTGCACGGTATTATTACAATGAATGAACTTGAGATAGTTGGTATCGATCAAACTCAATCAGACATTTTTGAATTAATTATTAAACCTCAATCAAATGATGTTGTATCTATTCGTAATCAATTGGTAACTATACCAGATAATCAGATTAACGTTTCAGTTATTCTTGATAAGATATCTGTGGGTGATCCTGCAGGTGGAGCTAATTATCAATTCACGTCAAGTAGGAACTAATGACAGTTAATTTAAAATCTATAGTTTCAAAGCAGATTCCTGAATTTGCAAGAGAAGACTATCCGCTATTTGTGGCTTTTATTGAGGCATATTATGAATATATGGATCAATATGAAAAGCGTAATTTAACTGAATTACGAGATATCGATCAGACTTTAGATTCATTTATTCAATTTTTTAAGAATGAGCTTGATGTTTTTGGTGATAACTATGAATTTATTAATCAAAAGTTATTACTTAGAAAAATTAAACAAGTATTTGCCGCTAAAGGTGTTGAATCTTCATACAAGTTTCTATTCAAATTACTCTATAATAAAGTAGCTGAGATCTCATATCCATGGGATCAGGTACTTAAAGCATCTGACGGTAAATGGCAACAAGAAATGTCAGTGTTTGTTGATTTTACATCAGGTTCTCCAGAAGGATTAGTTGGAAACAGAATATCTTTAACTGGAACTAACATTTCTATTAAAGTGTTTATCGAACGAGTAAAATATGTTCGTGAAAACATATGGGAAGTATTCATTAATAAAAATTATTATGGTGATATTTTAGTAGGATATACATTAAACTATAATGGAATAGTTGGATCTATTATTCCAACTACAGTATCATATGAGGTAGTTCAGCCAAGTACAGGTTATAATATAGGTGATCTGATTATAGGTACTACAGTTTCAAATGGATTATCTATTACCCAACTTTTAAAAGTTACAAAAGTTAATTCTGATGGTGGAGTACTTAATGTCCAAACTATTAGATTTGGATGCGGATACGGCTCTAGTTTCTACTTACTTCAATCAAGAGGTTCTATCGTAACTTCTTCAACACTAACAATAGACAAAGATAGTACTAGACAGTATTCATTACCAAATGATTCAACTATTGAAAAATATTCAGACTCTGGTTATCTTTTAGATCCAAACTATATGCAAATTGCTGTATCTGATCCTACTTACGCAGGTACAGTATTAAGAGAATTCTATGAAGAATCTTTATCAGGTCAAGGACCTACTCCAGACTATTTACTAATACGGTTTGATATTGGCGCAGTGGCTAAATATCAAGGACATTATAATTCTAATGATGGCTTCCTTGATGACGACATCTTCTTACAAGATAGCTATAGATGGCAGAAGTATTCGTATCTTATTACAGTAGACGAGAAGCTTGAAAAATATAAAGCGCTTATTAAATCATATCTACATCCAGCTGGTACAGCTCTTTTTGGCGAATATCAGATCCAAAATACCTATTCTCCTGGAATCACTGCTTCTCTTGAACTTGGTGAATGGACCGGTAAAGCTACATTTAGAACTATAAATAAAGGTATACCAACTGATTATGCCTATGCTAGTGATATGGGTGGTAGAATTAGAATAGAACCATATGATAACGAAGATTATTTTGCAACAGAAGAATTCTTCAACCCACCAGTAACATACAGATTCTTTGGTGACGGCAGAAATAATTTATCATCAACAGTAACTATAACCGATGCGTCACCAAGCATCGTTAAAACACCTTAGGAGTAAACATGCTTAAAGACAGTATAACCGTAACAGGTAAACTATTAATTCAAAAGTTTAATGATAACCAAGAATTAGTATATTCAACAGAAGTACCTAACTTGGTAGTGACATCAGGTAAAGAATTTATTGCATCTAGAATAATATCAAATACATTTGATGCAATGGGATATATGGCAATTGGTGATGACGCATCTACCGGTGCTTTATCACAAACAACACTTGTTAATGAATTGGCTCGGGTTGCTACTACTTCAGCAACAGTTTCTGGAACAAATACAACATTTACTGCAACTTTTCCAGCTGGTACAGGAACAGGTTCAATTGTTGAAGCAGGTGTTTTTAATAAGTCTTCTTCAGCAGTTATAATATTTGACGGAGATAATGATGTTGATTCATCATCAAATGTTATTACAAAAGTCGGTCATGGTCTTTTAACTGGTGATAAAGTTACATATACAGACGGCGGCGGTACATCGGTTTCCGGTCTTGTAGATGGAGGTACTTACTTTGTAATTAGATTATCTGCAGATACATTAAAATTAGCTAGCTCTCTTGCACTTGCTACAGCAGGTACAGCTATAGCTATTACAGATGGCGTTGGCACAAATCATAAATTAACTTTTGGTACTATGCTTTGTCGCACTACATTCCCTGTTATTACTAAATCAGTTTCTGAAACTGTTGCTATTTCTTGGGTTATTTCTGTAGGATAATAAAATGCCATCATATTCAATATTTAAACAGAAGTTCAAGAAGACCATCGCAGATGCGGTGTATCAAGAAGTAACTTCTAAGACCGCCAGATACTATCATTGGTTTGGTAAAGAAAATACTTGGACTGACTTCTTAAGTCCATTTATTCCTTCATCTCCATCTGATATTCCTGGCGCTCCTTCAGAAAACTTCAGATATGAGCTTCATGTCCGTCGTGATTTATTAACTGCAAAGTTAATAAAACCTTCTGACGTTTCATACGTTGCACGAAGAATCGACTGGACATCTAACACTGTTTATGATATGTATGATGATGCGTATGAAAATGTTGTAGGATATGGATATGGTCCAGCTCCTTCAGGTGCTATTCGATTAGAAGACGCAAATTTCTATGTTTTAACATCCGAATATAATGTTTATAAATGTATTGATAATAATGGAGATTCTCCATCTACTTTTCAACCAACAGGTACAACACCAGACGTATTTCAAACCGGTGACGGATATAAATGGAAGTTTATGTATTCAATTCCTGTTTCATTAAGAAACAGATTTTTATCTGAATCATATATGCCTGTTGCGACAGCATTACAGTCTCAATTCTATTCTGCTGGACAAATTAGTACCATTGCTATTGAGAATGGTGGAGGTAATTATAATCCTGGAACAACGACAGCAGTTATTACTGGAGATGGTTACAAAGAAGAAAATCCATATCTATTAAGTTCTATTACTACTGCAACAGCTGGGTCAGGTTACGTAACACCACCAGCAATTACAGTATCGGCTCCATTTCCTTCAGCTATACCATGGAGTTCTTTAAATGATGTATCTCTTGGCAGTTACATTAGTCATTTAAATCCAGCCACATTAGATACAAACTTCTATTTTGTTGTATCTGGTACTAAACTAGGATCATCTGGTCCTATCCATACTTCAGGAACTATTACAAATGGATCAGCTCAATTAAAATATGTAGGTACTACAGCAATTGCAGGTTGCGTTCTATCAGGTACTGGTGTTGGTCTAGTATCTGTAATTGATGGTGGATTTGGTTATCAAGATGCTCCAACAATTACTGCGTCTGTGCCAATAATTAAAGACGCAGATTGGGTAGCGTCAACTGTAGTAACATTAGGAAGTAAGCTTAAATTTTCTGGTAGATACTATGAAGTAACTACAGCTGGAACTACAGGAACATCTGGTCCAACTCATACTACAGGTGCAGTTGCAAACGGAACCACAACATTAACATTTTTAGGTTCAGATCCAGTATTAACCGCTGTTATGGTTAAAACAGAAGCAGAAATATCTTTAGTTATATCTCCTGGAATTGGAAGTATCTATAATGTTATACTTGGCTTACAGGGTTCTAAATATGTAGAGATCCCTTCAGTAACTATTGCAGCACCAGGAACTGGCACAACTGCAACAGCAACGGCATCTATTTCTGGTGGTAAAGTAACACTTATTAACGTCACTTCTCCTGGTAGTGGATACACAGCAGCTCCAGCAGTAACTATAGGTGCACCATTTATTACATTTAATGGAGCAACCTCAGTTGATGATGTTGCTGAATCAATTACGTATAATGGACATCTATTTGAAACTGGTGATGCTGTTATATACAATAATGGTGGTGGTACTTCTATTGGAGGTTTAACCTCTGGAAATACATATTATGTTATTAGAGTAGATTCAAATACTATTCGTCTAGCATTAAATGCTGGAGATGCTACATCAAATACAGCTATTAATCTAACAGATGGAGTTGGAGCTTCTCATAAATTAACACTTACATCCGGGGCAGCTACAGGAACATCAGTTCTTGGAACCGGTGGCGAGATTGTAGGATATGTTATTAATAATCCTGGTACAGGATATACTAATGCAAATATTGAAGTTATTGATACATCTGGTTCTGGATCAGGCGCAATTCTTGTTCCTGATTTCACAGTTGGTACGGTTGATACATTACAAGCAAACGTAGAATTACTTGCAATTCCTGGATCTATTGAAGCAATCAAGATGGTTGAAGGTGGGACTGGTTATGGTGCTGCCACAGTATCTATTTTAGGTGATGGTGTTGGAGCAACAGCAACAGCAGTATGTTCTGGAGGATCAGTAACTAAGATTAATATAGTTAATCCAGGTTCTGGTTATACATGGACCGATGTAGTAATTACAGGTAATACTGGTGCTACAGGAGCAGTTGCAAGAGCTATCATGTCTCCATTAGGTGGGCATGGTTCAAATGCTATCGATGAACTAAATGCAAACTCAATTGTATTCTATACATCTATATCACGAGACAAGAACCAAGGTATTGAAATTAATAATGACTATCGTAAAGTTGGTCTTGTTCGGAACCTTAAACAATTTGGTTCTAATAGACGATTTACTGGTGATATTGGATCTGGATGTGTGCTTATTACAGGCACATTTGATAAGTCTAGATTAGAATACGACATGTTAATGTCTAAAGATGGCTATAAGAAATACCGTATTGTTGACTTTACTGATACACAAATTCTTGTTTCAGTATTTAACAACTTTACAATAAATATTGGTGATACGCTAGTTACAGATCCTACAAATGGAGGTTCTATACCATCTCCGGCAATTACTGCACAAAATATAGTTGTTACAAGTGTATCAGAACGAACTATTGACCAGTTCTCAGGTGACTTCTTGTTCTTCTCAGTAAGAGAACCATATTCTCCTACACAAGAACAAATTATTACCGTAAGAACGGTCCTAACAATATAAATATATAAAATCAACTGGAAGAGTAATTTATGGCAATTAATTTTAATACCAATCCCTATTATGATGACTTTGATGATACTAAAAATTATCATCGAATTCTATTTCGCCCTGGATATGCTGTTCAGGCCAGGGAGTTAACTCAACTTCAAACACAGATCCAAAATCAGATCGACAGATTTGGTAAACATATATTCACAAGTGGATCTATTGTTACAGGAGGAGCCCGTTTATTTGATAGTGAACTTACTTCTATTAAGATTGCTTCAACATTTTCTGGCACTACAGTTAATCTTAGTAACTTTTTAGGTAAAAAAATTACTGGCCAAACTTCTGGTACTATAGCAATTATTAAATCAGTAGCAGACGTAACTGCTGCTGATCCTAAAACTCTTTTAGTTAAGGTTATTTCTGGTACTGAATTTACTTTAGGTGAAAATATTGTAACCTCTCCAGGTACCGCTTATACTGCAACTATTTTACCTAATCAGCAAACTGGGGTTGTTGGCAAAAATTATAATGATGCCATGGCATTCTCTATAGATTCAGGTATATTCTTTGTAGATGGCAAGTTTATTTACTTAGAAGCTCAATCTATTGCTGTTGACAAATATTCAAATACATCATCAAAAAACATTGGTTTAGTTTTAAATGAATCAATTATTACTTCAGATGATGATACTTCTATTTTAGATCGTGCACAAGGATCTCCAAACTTTGCTGCTCCAGGAGCAGACCGTTACTCAGCATCTTTAACATTAACTATTAAAGAAATAGATGCGATTACAGCAGGATCATTTGAAATAGGAAAAACATATTCTATTACATCAGTAGGTACAACAATATGGACTTCTATTGGCGCAGCTAATAATAACGTTGGAACAGTATTTACTGCTACCGGAATAGGTAGTGGAGACGGAACTGCTACAGAAGTAGTTCAAAACTTTATTGAGATCGCACGTGTAGTCAATGGTGCGTTAGTAGTTAATCAAGATAAAACAGTATATTCAGAGATTGGTAAAGAGCTAGCTCGTAGAACATATGATGAGTCTGGAGACTACACAGTTAAAAATTGGCCAATACAGATCCTTGATGACGTTTCATCTCCAATTAATCTTCCATCTAAACCAGCTGTTGGTGGTGATGCAACTAAATTTACAGTGGCTCTTGATCCAGGTAAAGCTTATGTTAAAGGTTATGAGTTTGGTACTATCAATCAAGAATTCCTTACTTTAGATCGTGCACGAGATACTGATCAGGCAGATAACATTGATGTCGCTGTAACATATGGAAATTTTGTTTATGTGACAAGTATGTTTGGTGCATTTTCAACTAATGCAGCTTCATCTCCATATTCATCTGTTGAGATCCATAATGTCGCTAGAGCTTCAGTAACAGGTTCAACAACAAAACTTGGTACAGCAAAAGTTAGATTTATTAATTGGCTTTCAGGTACTCCTGGAACTTCAGCAATTTATAAGATGTATCTATTTGATATAGTGATGGATGCTGGTAAATTCTTTAAAGATGCAGAGTCTATTATTATCAATTCAGCTTCTCCAACATCTGGTGCTAACATTGATGTGTTATCAAAAGTTGGTGGTTCAGCAGGTGGTGATGCATTCCTTTCTGGCGCAGATAGCCCAGGTTTAGTATTTAAAGTTCCTAATGATTATGTTAAAACAATCAGAGACAGTTTAAATGCAACACAATCTGATTATGCTATGCAAAGAACATTTACATCAGTAGCATTCTCATCAGGTTCTGCTTCTATCTCAACAGCAAACGGATTAGAAAGATTTATTGGTGGATCTGGTGCTTTATCTGATACACAAAAAGATACATACTACCATGCAGTAATTACTGCAATTACAAATGCTGGCGCAACTGGTTTATCTGTTGGTTCTGTTATTCCATTCCGAAATGCGTCATCTAGATCTATTACATTAGCAACTCCAGTTACTGGTGCAGCACATCAAGCAACATTTGATGTTAATGATGCAAATTTTGCCGCAACAGTAACTATTATTGCAGGTATTAATGCAAATACACAAACTGAAAGAACTAAGACATTATCTGGATATTCAATTAAGATCTTAGGTACTGGTTCAGGTGGTGGTCTTAATACAACAACAGGCGGTACAGATACATTAGGATTATCAGATATCTATGACGTTGCTGGTGTCTATAATACTGGAACAGTAAATCCAACTGCAGTGACTATTAATTCAACTACAGGCGCTCTTACATGGGGAGCAGTTACATATACAGATGTTACATCAAACTATATAGTTGATAATGGCCAACGTGCTGAAATTTATAATCATGGCGGTTTAATTCTCAATGGAACTGCGCCAACATCATCACATTATCTATTAGTTGTTTATAGAAACTTTGCTCATTCAGGTAACGGTTTCTTATCAGTTGACTCATATGGTATTGATTATGCTGACATCCCACAATTTACAGATCCTTCATCTGGTGTTGTGTATGAACTAAGAGATTGTATTGACTTCCGTCCAAGACGTGCTGATGGAGCAACAACATTAAATAATGGTCAAGTACCTTCTCCAGATGGCACGTTTAATGCAGATTATCAATATTACTTAGCTCGTATCGATAAGATCATTGCTACATCTGATAGACAATTTGTTGTTAAAAGAGGTATATCAGCAGTTTATCCTACAATACCAACTGATGAATCAAATGGTATGGCGATTTATAACGTTATTATTCCTCCTTATACAGCTGATGTCAGAGATGTTCAAATTAAATATATTGAAAATAAACGATATACAATGCGTGATATCGGTCGTTTAGAAAAACGTATCGGTAATCTTGAATACTACACTCAATTATCTCTATTAGAAAAACAAGCTAAAGATACATCTATTCCAGACGCTTCTAACTTTGAGAAGTTTAAGAATGGCTTTGTTGTAGATACATTTAGTTCAGCAGATATCTTTGCTACTTCAGCATCAACATGGTCACAAAGACGCTGGGGTTGGTGGGCATCTTGGTTTAATGGTAGTAATAATTGGAGTGGTGCTGCAGCAAATTATAATGAAAATTCAATTGCTCAAGCAGCAGATCCAGATTTTAAAGCAGCAATAGATCCTCTTAGTCAAGAACTTCGTGCTCCATTTGAAGTTCAATTTAGTGAGTTTAATACATCAACATTAACAAATACTAATAAAGATGGCGATCTAGTAACTCTTGATTATACAGAAACTGCAGTCATTGAACAACCATTATCAACAACTTGGGCAAATATTAATCCATTTAATGTACTTCGTTTTGTTGGTTCTATCGTGCTTGAACCATCCTTTGATCAATGGGTTGATACTCAATATCTACCAGCAGTTAATAAAGTAGTTGATGTACAAATACAAGATGCTGCTGATAGGACTGTCAGAATTGCTACAGGTGGTAGTGGACCTGCATTTGCAGTTACAAGTACAAAAACAACCACTGTAACAAATGTTGTTGGTAGTCAAACATCTACATTGGGAACAAATGTAGTTGATATTCAATATATTCCGTACATTAGATCAAGTACAGTTTTAGGTGTATCACGATTATTTAAACCAAAGGCTAGATTGTATCCATTCGTTGAAAATACAAACATATCAGCTTATGTTAAACCATTAACATTAATTGAAGTTCAAAATCATACTGGTACTTTATTTGATGACAAACAGGGTGTTCATGAGGCATTATCATTTAGAACTGGTTCGTCAACTGGTACAGAAACAGGAACTGCAAAAACTGCTTTATATTCTCAAACATTAACAGCAGATCCTACAAAACGTTTACTATCTGTTTATGATGATACAGGTACTATTACTGTTGGTAAGTATGTAGTTGGTTTAACTGGTGGAGGCTATGGCGTAGTTACTGCTGTTACAACATATGTTCTTGGAAACGCGCTTATTCCAGATGAATATGGTAATATTGCATTCCAATTCCAAATTCCAGCTAATACATTTAAAACTGGTGAAAGAACTATTAGATTAATTGACAATTCACTTAATGATATTGAAGCTCAAGAATCTATTGGTGAAACCAAGTATACTGCTATTGGCACATTACAAACTAAACAAGAAACAATTCTTACTACAAGAACTCTACAAAATCAAAAAACAGTAACACAAATTGGTTATTGGTACGATCCGCTAGGTCAAACATTCTTAGTTGATCCAAGAGCAAATCCACAAGGATTCCATCTATCATCAGTTGATGTTTACTTTAAGTCAAAATCAGCAATCGTTCCAGTAACTATGGAAATTCGTAGAACAGTTAATGGTTATCCAGAATCTATTAGAACTATTCCATTCTCTGAATCTATACTTAATCCAGAACAAGTAAATATTCAAGGTGGTGGTACAAGTTCCACAAATGATGCGATTCAACCAGCAACTACATTTAGATTTCCAAATCCAATTCATTTAACACCTGGTGAATATGCAATTGTACTTGTTTCTCAGTCAAATGACTATCAAGTATACATATCACAAATAGGTGGAACAATCTTAGGCGGAAATACTAAGGTTGATAAACAACCATATATTGGTTCGTTGTTCTTCTCGCAAAATTCTTCTACTTGGGAACCAGACCAAAATAAAGACCTTAAGTTCAAGATCAGACGTGCTAATTTTGAATCTACAGGTACAGCTGAATTTAATATTAAAGACCCAGCTACTGTGGCTGATTACCAAACACTATATACAAATGTATCATCAGTGTTGCCTACTGGAACAAATGTGGTTTGGGAAGCTAAAGCATACAATCAAGATACAACGTTTGACACTGAATGGGCTCCATTCAATGTTCTGCAAGATATTAACTATTCATATCTCAAACGTCTAGCTGCTGCATCAGGTATCGGTGGCACTCCATCATTAAGATTACGTGCGACATTAACAACCGATAATCCATCTGTATCTCCAGTTATTGATGCAGCAAGCTTATCAGTAGTTACTGCTCTTAATAGTATTAACAATGATGCATCAGGAGAAGCTGCTATTAAAGCTGGTGGTACAGCGCTTGCTCGTTATATATCTAAACCAATTAATCTTGCTTCTGGTTTTGAGGCATCTAACTTGGCAGTTACTGTTGATATTAATAAGCCAGCCGGCACCGATGTTAAGGTATATTACAGAACTCTACCGACTGAGAAGACTACTCCATTATCTGATGAAAATTGGGTATTAATGAATCTAGAGTCTACAGTTCCATCATCATTATCTAATTATGACTTTAGAGAGCATAGATACTTCCCAAGCGGAGCATTTGACGCTTATGGTGTACCTCAAAATAATCCTATTAGCCCAAGATTCAATACGTTCCAAATCAAGATCGTTATGTTATCTTCAAACAGAGCTAATACACCAAGATTAAGAGATTTAAGAATCATTGCATTGGACAGTTAATATGAAAATCAAAGTAGAAAATGAAACATTAGTACGAGACACAACTACTGGTGCTATATTAGAAACTGATATAAGTAAATTGCATAAGTCTAGAGCTATTAGACAAGCAATAAAAGAAAAAGAAGACAAACTTGACTTATTAATGGATAGAATAAATAAGTTAGAAACAATTATCGATGGGATGACAAATGGCAACATTAACACTTAGATCAGTCAAGGGTTCTCCCCTTACTAATAATGAGATAGATACTAATTTTAGTAATCTTAATACTGATGTAGGTACTAGATTACTTGCGACTGATTATAATGCCGCTGATGTTCTTGCAAAATTAATTACAGTAGATGGAACAGGTTCTGGTTTAGATGCTGATTTGTTAGATGGTTTAAGTTCATCCACAGCAAATACTGCTTCTACTATAGTAGCTCGCGACGCGGCAGGTAATTTTTCTGCCGGTCAAATCACAGCAACACAACTAGTTGGTCCACTATATTTAGGTACTGCTGATACTATAGTATTTGAAGGTTCAACAAACAATGAATTTGAAACTACAATTACAGTAGTTAATCCAACTGCAGATAGAACAATTACTTTCCCAAATGAAAGTGGTACTGTAGTTCTTACTGGTGGTGCTAGTTCTGCAGATTCTATTACCACAACAATGATTCAGGATGGTGCAGTTACAAATGCAAAATTAGCAAATAGCAGTATTACTATTGATGGTAATGTTGTATCATTAGGTGGATCATTAACTATTGGCGCTGGATTAAAGAGCGCAGAGAATGTATGGACTGGTCTACAAACATTTAGAGATAATAAATTTATTATAACTGATGATTCTGATACTACAAAAATCTTAGCATTTCAATTATCTAATATTGCTACTGGTACTACAAGGACATTAACAATTCCTAATGAATCTGGAACTATTGCTACACAAGGTTATGTACAAACACCCGTAACAGCTGGTGTTGGAGTAAATTCTCAAGGAGTAAAAACTATTTCATCTTCTGCCCCAACAGGTGGAAGTTCTGGCGATATTTGGTATAGGATTTAATAATGCCAGTTTATGTGAATAACTCTGGCACATGGGCATTATCAAAAGAGATATATGTCAATGATGCTGGTACATGGAAAGAACCGCAAGAAGTTTACTTTAACGATATGGGTACTTGGAAACTAGTACACAAAGTCGTTTATATTACCTCTAATACATCAAACGTAAATTTATATAGTCTTGTTGGTTCTCCATCAAATGCAGTAAGAGTAAAAGCTGTAATTAATAGTGGTGTCACTGTTTCATCTGTTAATAGCACAAATCCAGCATTTACTATTGGCAGTTTTCCAACTGGATCTGAAGTTTTATTAATTAATAATGGATCCATAATAGGAGCTGGCGGTACTGGTTCAACTGCGAATAATTATGGAGCTAACAATGCTGTAGCCGGTGCCCAAGGCGGAACTGCAGTTTCCACTTCTGTTCCAATTACTATAATAAATAACAGTACAATTGCTGGAGGCGGTGGCGGCGGTGGTTCTGGTGGATGGGGTTCATTTAACCAAACCGTATCATCAGGTAAAAC